TGTTGCCCGAGAGGGCCGCGTTGAGGTTGGCGTCTGACACGTTGGTCAGATCGGCCCGCGCCGCTTCCACACCGCCAGCGGTAGAGCCGTCATGGACGTGGATGGACTTGTTCGTCGTGTTGACGCTGATTTCACCCTCCGCACCCGTGAAGCTGGTGTGCTGGGTGGACGTGCCACGGCGGCGCTGGACTTGTTTGGTCATCTGTCACCTCGGAGGTTATGCCGTCTTATATCATGGATTTGGCGGAATGGGCCAGATGATGTTGTGGGGGAAACCGTCTTGCCCGGTCACATCGCGCAAAGCCTGACGGTAGGCAGCCCATGCTTGACGGTCAACAGGGGAATCCGGCATCTGCGTCCAATCGCTCACCGTCAGCATGTCATTGCGCCTCAAACGAGCCTGTGCAGCCAACTCCTCGCTGGTGGGAGCAAGTGGGAGCGGCGCAGGCTTGAACTGCACCTTCCCGGTTGCTGTGTTGACACACATCAGATCGGTCTGTTGCCAATCATCAATCTGCCCGGTGATGTCGAACCGCAGCGGCAAATCTTGGTTCTGAGGCTGGATTTCGATCTGTGATGGATGACAATCTATCAGCACCTCAACATTTCCTTGGGCGTCGGTAAATGCGTAAAGGCTCATCTCTTTAACTCCGACAGAAGCATTGAGCGGTGGTAGATGGTCAAGCCATTGGTCCCGACATCAGTGTAAACGCGCAACTGATAGGTGACCAAGCCAGCGCCGGGTGTGTCCCGCCTGTTGAACGAACAAGACCCCAAGCCCCATCCGTATGTGTTTGTCAGTCGCACGCGGGCGTATCCAAGCCACCCCGTAAAGACGACAGTTGGAATGGCATCCTTAATTCGGATCAACTGAGCATCCCATTCGTGGTCGGTATTCTTGAGCGAGTCGATGTCCCCGAGAGGCCGAAGGAAGAACGACGACGAGATGTTTACAGGTGCGCCTGTGCAATCAATGGACGCGCTCAAGATGATTGCGTCGGCTGGACTGCTGACCGCACCAGAGTTGATCGTATTCGTCGCATACGCTCCAACCGTGAATGTGACCTGATTGCTGCCGATCTTGGCGGTTTCGATTGTTGCGTTTGCGATTTTGGCATTGACGATCACAGCATCGCTGATTTGAGCCGAGTTTGTGATGACGTTGTTGGCGGCAATCGCAGCCGCCGTGACAGCCCCTGCCGCGATCTTCGAGGTAATGATCGACCCGGCGAGGATTTTGTCAGCCGTGACGGCATCGGTGGCGATCTTGTCTGCTGTGATCTGGCCAGCGGCGATCTTGGCGCTGACGACGGCGTTGGCCGCGATTTGATCCGCATTGACAGCGCCAGCCGCGATCTTGCCCGCGATGACGCTGTTGGCCGCCAGCTTGTCGCTTTCGATGGACCCAGCCGCGATCTTAGCCGCCGTGATGGCGTTGGCTGCAACCTTGTCAGCCGTCACAGCATTGGCCGCGATCTTGTCGGCGGAAATCGCGCCTGCGCTCACTTTGTCTGCCGTCACCGCGCCAGCATTGATCTGGGTGGCCGTCACGGAGTTGGCCGCGATTTTGCTGGTGGTGATGGCGTTGTCGGTGATCTGCGTGCCTGTGATCTGGCCCGTGAGATCGGTGGCAGGCACAGCCGCCGTCCACGCAGAGCCTGTGTAGCGATACAACTTGTTGTCGGTCGTTAGCAGGACGACGCGGCCCTGATAAAGGTCAATCGACGGCAGCGCCGCGACAACCTCGATCGGGCGCAGGCCGCTGGAGAACAGTTCAGCCCCGAGCGTGCCGTCAATGTCGGTCGTGCTAACAGCCGCCGTCCATGCGCCATCAACAAGGCGATACAGCTTGCCGTCAGTGGTCAGGACAACGATCTGCGGGCCGACATAGCCAGCGACAGTGGGCAGGGTGTTGACCACACCTACAGGCTCAATGCCAGCGGCGAAGCTGGCAAATGTCAGAGAGCCAGCCTCGACCGAGGAGGCGGTGTAGATATCTGTGGACCAAGACGACGTTGCGGCATCCCAGCGGTAGATGGTGATCTCAGGCAGGAGCAGCACAAGCTGGCCGTCAAAGCCACCTGTAGCTGGCAGCGACGAAACAGGCTCGACACCAAACGCTCCAGCCTCGGTGAACAGGTCGTTCACAGCCTGATCGAAATCCGCAGGCGCGATCAAGAGCGTGGTTGAGTTGACGGACGACGTGAAGGGCGACTTGTTCAGAGAATAGTCAACCGCTCTGATCCAGTGGTAGAGCGTCACGTCATTGGCGAGATTGGCGCGGACAAAGTTTGATCCTGACGATTGCCCGATCTGCGTGGCGCTGGCCAGATTGTTAGTCGCGCTTTCCCAGATTTCGACGTGAGCAAAATCCTGGTCTGCCGGGTTGATCCAACGCAGTTCGATGTATTTCAGACCCGGCGATGATGTCAGGTTCGACGGGGTGCCGGGAGGCGTCGTGTCGCCGACTGATGCAATCGAGTTCGTGATGAACGGAGACCGCACGCCAAGCGAGTTTACGGCGCGGACGCGCACAATGTAGTCATAACCGTTCAAGACAGGCTGAATCAGGAAGCTGTTGGTCGTTCCGAGTACGCTGACATACTCCGCATCCGGCGTGATGATCGGCTCGTTGGTAAGCCCCCAATCCTCGCTCTCGGTGGCAGACACAGTAATGCTGCCCCAGTTCTCGCTGTCGGTCTGCGCGTCGGCAATGGAGCCATAATCCTCCTCGCCGCCGAGGCGCTTATATTGCACCTCATAGTATTGCACGAAGCGGTCCACCGTGGCCGTCCATGATGCACGGATGGCAGGCAGAGCGATGCCGTCATCGTTTAGAACAGTGGTGGCCGTCAGAACAAGGTCGGACGGCGCTGGCACGGTGCTGAAAATCGGCAGGGTGGTGTTGTTGCTGATGATCGCCGTCTCGTCGGCATCCCAATCGAAGGCTGCCTCTGATGTTTCGCGCAGGGTCAGCTTGACGCGCAGATCGCCAGCATCCTGATCCGCGAAGAACTGCCAGCCGACGACCTCGAACTCTTTGGCAGACCAGCCGTATCGGCTGTTGGTGATGCCGACGATATCGCCAACCTGCACGCCGAAAGCGGCAACGCTAAAGTCTGCATTCAGGGTGATCTGCTCCCGGCCACGGTTGAGCGTCAGGGCTGCGATGCGCTGGGCGGTGGCTGCCGAGGTCGTGTATGGCAGGGTCAGGTCGAGCGGGGTTTCGACGTTGTTGTCTTCCGCTAGATAGGTCGCGCTTGTGGCCCCTGGGTAATCAACGACGATGTAGTCTTCATCTTTATCGGTGAACGTGCCGCGCACGATGTTGAACACGTCGGCCATCGACTGCCGCGTCTGCATCTGGATCGGGCTGCGGAAATCATCCAGCGTGAAGGTCTTTACCGGGCTGGTGTAGTGGCCAGCCTTGAGTTGCCAGTTGCCTTGCCCCCAGAACAACGTGCCAGCGCATGAGGTCATCATGTCTTGCAGCACGTTTCCCGGCGTCTGATCGGCCCGAATGACGCCGTTCATCGTGTAACGCTTTTCCGTGCCACTGGTGGCCAGCGTGACATTCTCGTCGCTGATGTTTGCTGCGGATGCGAAGGTGGTTTCATCCACGCCAACGTCGCCCAGACCATAGTCCGTGATGATGTAATCGCGCACACAAAGGGCGGAGTTGGAGGAATGGGCTGTGAGTGCGCTGCGCGGGTCATAGACCTTCTTGCCGTTCACAATAGCGGTAAACAGCGGCATCCCGTTAGGGAATGCGTCTTGGTCATACTCCAAACGGATGTAGAGGTAGGCGATCCCCAAGCCGATAAAGCTGCTGTCGATCTGGTCGCTTTCGGCCAAAAGTTCAGCCGGAGCGGCTGTCTGCGATCCGGTGTACTTCTTGATCCTGATCTTACTGTTCCAGCTTTGGCTGGTGACGAAGCCATTGGCGTCGAGCGATGCGACCTGATCGTCGATGTAGATGTTGCCGATGGATGCAACCTCATGGCCCGCCAGCGTCAGGATGATGTGCAGATACTCGTTCTCACCGCCCGTGGCTTCCATGTAGGTAATAACGCCACCCTTGCGGACGGTGCCGTAGACATACTCCTGCGGGGCTGCGGCCTCGCGTGTGTTGACCAGCGTGCCACGGGTTCCAGACATGTCTGGCTTAGGCGTCAGGGCGGCGACGGCCCAAGATGTCACAAGGGACACGCCGACATAAACAGCGGCTGAAACTAGGAACGTCCCGACAACGCTGGTGACACCAAGTGCCCCCGCGATGGCCCCAGCGATAGCAGGAACCCGCACCAAATAGCCGGGATGCGAAAGCGACGTTGTGCCTGTCAGAAGCTTTTTAAGCGGCGTCATCGTTTCTCACCCATGCGCTGTCGATGTATTCGATGGGGTAATATACCACGCCAGCCTCGGAAAGAAACGCCGCGTTTGATCCGACAGATATTCCAAAGCCAACGCCCATATATCTCGCCTGTATCACGCCAGAACTGCCGACGACCAGCGCACCTCTCGGCGGCACGTTGTAGGCCTGCGAGAGACGCTCAGACAGCGCGTCCTCGACGTTCTGGTAGCCATACTCCCGGCGAAGCTGGAAGCGCGTCAGCGGGCGTCCTGCGTCCATGTAGCGGCCCGCCAGATCATCGCCCCAGCCTTTGCCGTACATGCGTCGGAAAGCTGTGTTGCTGAATATGAGGCAATCCCACACGCCCCATTCGAAAGGCCTGTCCGCGACCTCACGCAAGAAGGCGTGCAGCGCCTTTATGCTTCCTTCCTGCCCCATACCACCGACTTGTCCTGAAGGTCCGCGACGAAGCTAAAGAAGGTGTCGTCTGGGTGCCGCGCCTGATGGCTTTCGTGCGTATAGCGGCGAACTCTAGCCCGGTTCAGTTCGATCAGCTTGCTCTCGACCGTCAGGGAGATGTTCGATGTCTCGCCGCTGTCTTCGATGGTCATGGTGTTCATGTAGCCAGAGAACACCTCGACCACATCAGACACGCTGGAAACGCCGAAGAAGATGCGGCAAATCCGGCGCTGATAGGGTTCAGCCAGCGCCAGTGAGACGATGGCATTGTCGATCCCGCTCAGTGTCAGAGATGCCGACTTGGCCGACAGATCGCCAGCTTCCTCAAGCCCGCTGATCGACATCAGGTTGCCCGTGCCGATGTAGGTGTTGAGACTGATCGTGCGGTCGCCGTAGCCCGTCCAGAGCCGCAGGGGAGCCGTGTCGAACATCATCTCGACGGCATAGAACGGATAGACCTCGGGCTGGGCCAGAGCGGTCAAGATGGCGGCTGGAACGGTTCTCGACATCAGACAGCCTCCATCGCTGAGAACGTGATGCCGTAGATGCTGGCCTCGTTGATCGACCAAGCCTGCTCGTTGCTGGCCAATCTGAACAGGCCCTTGGCGCTGCTTACGGTCACCGCTGCATTGTCGGCTGGCGCGGTGCGGACGTGCGGCCAGAGTTCAAGCGTGACGTTGCCGGAGCCGTCGCTGTTGGCGTCCTGCAATACCTTGTGCAAGCGTGCCGTCCCGCCGCTGCCAATCTGCACATAGTCGCCAGCCTTCAGCCAGCCAGTGACGCCGGATGTCGCCCCGTCGATGTCGATGGTGCCGCCCGTCTGCGATCCACCCTTGATGAGGGGCGTGCCTGTTGCGACACCACGCGCAGTCGCTCCGAGAGGATCGCCGAGCAGGAATGTCCCCAGTGATCCGCGCAAGCTGACGAGCCAAGCAACCCACTGCTCAGCGTCTGCACGCTTCATCGGCGGCAATGTCACATCAGCCTGCCACATCTGGCCCGCATAGGCGAAAGCCTGACCTGCGAAGGTGAACGGGCTTCTGCTGTAGGCCACCGCATTGACGGCCCGCAATTCGATACTGCGGATGCCTGTGTGTGTCGGCAGCGCGAGAGGATAACTGATGGCCATTATGCGAAGGCTCCCCCATATGCGCCGCCGCGCCGCTTGGCATCCAAGACAGCCGCCTTGGCGCTGTCAGCGATCTGCGGCATCAGTTGCTTGATCTCGGCCCGAACGGTCTGCTGAACGCCCGTGGAGACGTTGATGTTCTGAACGACAGTCACCCCGCCGCCGCCAAGTTGATTGTTAGGGACAACCTGCGCGTTGCGCGAAGGCACGACAAGCTCTGGCCCGCGCTCCCCGACCATATAGGCCTGACCGCCAGTGACCGGGCCGCCCATAGCCTTCGCGCCAGCAATGGCAGGTGCCAGAGCCGGGAAAGCCTTGCCGACGAAGCCCATGATGCCGTTGACCAGCCGCTGAACCACCAGAACCTCATAGAGCTTCATGATGATGTTGCGGGCCATGTCGCGGAAGGCGTCCTTGACCGACTTCGTACCGTCAACCATCGACATGAAAGCACCTGAGAAAGAGTCGCGGATCGTGTCTGCGATGGCCTTCATGTTTTCTTGCTGACGGGTCAATTCCTCAGTCGCAGCCTTCGCCGCGCCGCCAGCCTTGTCAGCGGCATCTGCTGATGCTTCGCCGAAGATGTCCACCTCGGTAGTGCCAGCGGTGACTGCCGCGTTAAGGGCATTCCAAGCACCAGTAACCCCACTCCACGCAGAGGACACCTTGTCTCCCGAAGCAGCAAAAGCGGCAGCAGAATCGCTGCCAGCATCAATAGATGCAGTGAGCCAATCATTGGAAGCAGTCATAGCCCCAGTCGCAGCACTCTGAAGTTTTGCTGCAACATCTGGCATGAAACCCTCAATGGCATTGCCCATTGAGTTCAGCATCCCTGACCATGCCCAAATAATGTCTGAGATCATTTCCATGAAGCCAGACTTTATCTTGAGGAAAACGCCATTTAATGCGTCTGGCAGCGCCTTTGCGCTCTCCGCCATAGCTACGAAGACAGACTTCACAAGATCGCCAAGTAGCTTCATGGCTTCGCCAAAGCCGCCCGCGCCTTCCTTGAGGCGCAAGAAAATTTCAATCAGTTTGGCCAAGCCGACGAGAAGCGCCACTGGTAGTAGGCGCATCAGAATTGCGCCGACAGCAGCAAATGCCGCGCCGACAGTCATGACCGTGGCACGCAAGAAGATCAGCGCGCTAGAGAAGGAGCCAGCAGAGATCGCAGATGCCACCACGGCGGCCCTGAAGGTGACCATTGCCGATGCGAATAGGCCGGAGGCCCCAGTAGCCGCAAGCATCGCAGGCACAGCCCTGATCGCCATCGCGCCAGCAAAGAGACCCACCGCGATGATCGCAGTGTCGATCTCACCAGATAGATTGCCGAAAACAGAGCCAAGCGCGGCACCAGCCTGCTTGACCGCATCTGCCACCGCTCCTAGCGGAGCCTGAAGCACACCAAGAGCAGAGCCGAGGTTTTCGATCTCACTTCCAGACTTCTGCGCGACAACGCCCAAAGCAGCAACGACGGCGACAACCGCACCGATCACGGCACCAGCCGGGCCGAAGATCTGCAAAAGCTGCGGAGCCTGCTGACCAAAGGCCTGCAAGCTGTTTGTGCCGTTGGCCACCTGAACCGCGAAGTCGCCGACTTGGAAGCCAGCCTGCTGAAGCGCGCCCTTGGCCCACTTCTGGGTTGCCGTATTGGCGAGGGCAGAACCCTGCGCGAAGCTTCTCATGCTGGAGGTCGCGCCGTTGATATTGGCAGCGGTTCTGGCGACTTGAGCCTGAACAGCCTTCAGCGGCGCGGTCGCGCGGTCGATGGCCTGCAACTCAAATACGAGTCTTTCGCTCATTGTCCTCGCGCTCCTTTATGACGGCAAAGTAGGCCATCCATTCATTATACTCATCAACAGAGATTTGCTCAATCTCAGAGATGGTTTTGCCCAACCTGTCTGCCATCGCTATCAGGTTGAGCCTGAATGGATTGCCCCTTAGTTTTTTGCGTGGTCCTCAATGCTGCCAGCATTGAACACTGCGCCGAAAACCTTGGCGATAACGCCCACAGGTTCGCTCATCAAGATCGGCTTGTCTTCCAACGTGAAGGCCTTGTCACCCTTCTGGTCTTCGC